GTTACTGGCGTAACCGGCTCTGGCTGGCTTCGGGCACGACCATCGTGTCCAGCCAAGCAGGCGACCCTTACAACTTGTGGATTAACGACGCAGAGGTTCTCTCTGAGTTTGATCCCATCGACCTTTCGGTCAACGAGTCTGACGCTTCCCGCATCCAGTGGGTAGTCCCCTTCGAAGCTGCCCTGTTCTTGGGCACCGACGGCTCTGAGCAATTCTCGCTCACAGGCTCCGACAACTTTGTCTCCCCGACCACAGCATCCCTTGACTCCACCGCTGAGTACTCTCTCTCTTCAGAGGCTGAGCCGCTCAAGGTTGGCAACAATCTCTTCTTTACTGATGAGGGCCGACTCTTCGCATACGTGGGCCAAGGCCGTGGTCTCAACTCTTCGTTCTCCATTAGCGAGAGCGTACTTGGTTACTTCCCGACGTCAGTGGCACAGGCTATTACAGCCCCTGCCTCAGACCTCGTGCTCTTCCGTTCAGCCGACGCTGGCGAAGAGAACCAAGTGTACGTGTACCAGCAACGGACCATGCCCAACGGGCAGGCCGGACAATCAGCATTCTACCGGTGGTCATTCATTGACCCAGTTCCACACATTGCCATCCTCGGTAATGACCTGATCCAAGTGGTCAGTCGGAACGGTTTGTACTTCCTTGAGAAGATGAACATGAATGCAGTTCAGGTCGAGGATACCTTGCTGGACCGTAGAGTAACCCTGTCAGGCTCTGACTTGGACTTCGTGACTAACGAAGGCCTGACCCGAATGACTCTCCCTTACGCTGCTACTAATCCAGTAGTGGTTGATGCAGCTACCCATCAGGTTGTCGCTCCTCGTTCTTCGACGGAAACAGACAACGATGGCAATACCGTCATCGACATCGCAGGAGATGTCACCGGAAGTACGTTCATCGTTGGCGAAGCCTTCGACATGAGCGTTACTCTCTCACCATTCGTCTTGCGAGACGGTAACAACACCCATGTAGACGCAGGCCTTCAGCTGAAGGACCTCGCAACCCGGCACTATAAGTCTGGGTCCTACGAGATCGCTGTTACCCGCCGTGGCCGTCTTGAGACCGCCGCTACGTTCGACCCCTTCCGGACTACCAACCCCTTCGTGACCGACGGGGATGCGTACTTCCAGTTGAACGGGCAGGCTCAGGCTCGCCTCGCAGGCAACGCAGACGACATCACCATCGTGCTTCGCTCAAGCGGACACGTGCCCGTGAACATTACTAATGTGGAGGCTAGAGTCTCAGCCAATGTTGGCCGTGACTCAGCAATCGAATAATGACTATTACTTATTCCTTCTCTGGTAATGGTAACTCTACCTACGCTATTGGATCCCTCGTGGATTGGCACAGCTCCGCCCTTATTGCAGACCAGATTCAGGTTCTGTTCAATGACGTGGAGCTTGTCGACGGTGTGGGCTATGAGATCAACGAAGGCGAGCAATCGCTTGTCTTGACCTCAGCCGCATCGGGCAGTGATACTATTACATTAAACCGCGTCACCCCTGACGCATTCTTCAGCACCCTCGAAACTGTGGGTGCGGCTTCGGCTACTTCAACTCTGTCAAACGACCAGCAGTTGATGAACCGGATCCAAGAGGTTGAGGCCGACATCGTCGTAGCCTCAGCCAACACTACCATCCAAGACCATAACGGAAACCTGTTCGGCATTCTTAAGCCCGGACCTAATATGGGCTTTTCGTTTAACGCAGGCGATGGTAGCCTCACCATTAACTCCTCCGGCGGAGGAGACGGTGGTGATGGAATCAGCGGAATTGACGTTGACTTCCCCCATGGCATTGGAGACCAAGGTCTTGTCACTGAGATTATTCTCAGCTCTGCCAACACTGGCTTTGCAACTACGGTTGTCTCCGACGACCTGCAAGCCCAGATCAACCAGCTTAACTCTGACTTGGGCGGCTACGTGCAGGCTTCCGGCTTCAACACTTTGTTTGATGGCCGGTTCAGTACCAGCATTGCTGACTACGAAGTCAAGACCGTGTCCTCCCCCAATGGTACTATTACTATTACAGAGAACGGTGCTGGTAACTTTGAATTTGAAACCGCAGGTGGTCAGTCCGTGTCTAGCCTTCAAGGCCAAGCCGGTGACCTCCTGATGGACATGCGCGTCGACGGAGCTGACACCGGTGTAAGTAACCGAATCGGCTTGGACGGCTGCTCGCATGATCCTACTACGCCAACCTTTGCTGGGGTTACTCCAGCTGGCACCGCCACAGGTGTGGAAGGTTGGTCGTGGATCCATGACTTGGGCGCTGGCGCTTTCGTGTCACACAAGCCCTTGTCTGGTACCCGTGACTCCGAGCTTATCGGAGACAAGACCCTGACCCTTAACGGAACTATTGCAGGTGATACTAATCAGGAAGTCAAGCTGGCTTCTGACGACCGGATCTTACAAGAAGCCGCAGCACCGGACAGGGACCACATCATGCCTAACTGGCAAAGACAGGCCCGAGAAGGCTATGTCAATTTTCAGAGTGGTTTCTCGTCGACAGCGGATCAGTTCAGTCAAAGTAACTTTTACTTGCTGGCTCTGGATGCGAATAACGTACGAGACGCCGGTTATGGTTATGTCTACCCTGAAGACTTTAAGAACGCTACTATTGATATGTGGAATTTGAATAAAGACGCCACCGGATTTAATCCGAGACGTGCTACCTTTGATTCGAATACGATGACTAGTCCGGTGTTCTATCCCGGAGTTGATTACTCTCTCGAAAGAACAGCTCCTTTGCAGTTTGCTCAGGTAGCAGAAAACGGGAAGGGCGATACTCAAGCATACTTTACTGATGCTGGCATCGCAGAACCTCTCCCCGGCTCCGGAAATATCCGAGCACACGCACCACTCCGGCTGTTTAATGTTTGCCGGGCAGAGAATAACTGGGGCGGTCCTGACATGAACTACAATGGAGTTGGGGCTGATAAAACGTCTTTCCTCCATCACTCGACTGGATTGCCTATCGAGGATAGCAGATTTGCCTTAATTCCTAATGCCTCTAACACCGGCGGTAGTGCATCGTATCTGGGATTCCCGAATATGATTTATATTCCGGCTAACCCTAATGGCGGACTTGTCAAGCTTGACGCTACTATTTTCTCTGCTGTTAATAGAATGCGCGTTCTGATGATGCTGTTCGCTGGACTGGACGAAGCCAATAAAAGCCTCGGTCCTAAGGAATCTATTATCCCCGTTGCTGGGCACCAAGAAAGCACCGACAACGCTTCGGTGCATGCTGTTAGCTACACGATGGATCTTAGCGATGGCCTTCCTAGGTACATAGGATTTGCTGGCGGATCTGTAAATAACAACCCCGGTGCAATGTATGTGCAGAATTGGGACCTATCTCGAGTAGAAGACTCCAACTCCAACGCCCATTACGGCAATTTCCACGGCAACACTAACTATAATACGGTTACTGCTGACTGGACGTTTACGCGAGGCGCTTATGACCCCTACGTCCAAGACGTTCTCGAAACCTATTCGGTAGATCAGTGAGGTACCCATGAGCAACATTATTGCAACCTTTGGTCCTTCATTCGGCTTTGGGAATCCAGAGTACAACCTGACTAATGTCATCGATGTGCTCCCTTCCCAAGTCCTGTCTGGGGCCGTGGTCATTAAGAAGACCAATCAACTGTCCGCAACTGCAACAACTCTAACCTTCAATGTAGATTACTTTGTCAACGAAGCCGAAGGTACTGTCCTCTTGGCTGCGCCCGTCGCAACCGGAGAGCAGGTCTTTATCGAGCGCGTTACGCCTCGTGACGACTTCGTTGATACCTTCGCCGACTCAGGCTTTGCTCCTGCAGTCGCAACAAAGAACCGTGACCTCCAGCTCCTGTATATTATTGAGGAGCTTGAGGCTAAGGTCGAAGCTTTGGAATCTCGTATTGAAGCATTGGAGCCTTGATGCACCCATATAAACTAACACTCGTTCATTGGCTCGACCATGAGACGAACGGTGGCCCCGGCTGGGAGTCCCTCGAGGAACAACTCGAGTGGGCCCAAGAGCCGGTGGCTGTCGGACGTACCGTGGGCTGGGTCATCTATGAATGCGATACTTACCTTGTCCTTGTCGATACCTTCATGGATGGCGGCTCTGTTGGAGCTGCCCACAAGATCGTGAAGGGCGACATCATTTTCAGAAAGGAGTTTGATGATGGACGAACGACTGTCCGAACTCCGGGACTTGCTGATTGACAGCACCATCGACTACCTGAAGGTGGAGCCCAGCGACAAGTCCATTAATGCGGCACGAGCCGTGTTGAAAGATCTCTCTCCCCGAGAGGACATTGAACTTAACGAGAAGCAGACCCAGCGGATTCAAGCCGCTATGGGTGACGCTCCGTTCAAGATCAAGAAAGCATAATTCACGGGGGCTGCCTTAGCGGGCTGCCCTCGTCTTTACCTTAGGAGCAACTATGACAGATATAACTAACCGGATCGACCCTTCCCTGATCCCCGACTACGTGCCGGAGGAGGCTGTGGAAGACTTCCGCAACTTTGCCTACTACGACATGAAGTACATGGGCTACGGGGAATGTACCCCGATCCAGTACGGCATCTGTGAGGCACTCCAAAACCATTCTAATGATATGATCTTGGCTGCAGGCCGTGGTACGGGTAAGTCCGTCATCACTTCTATGCTGGCCTCATGGTGGCTACTGCGTGACCCGAACGTGACGATCCTCGTTACCTCGGCTACGGCACAGAAGGCCATTGACTTCATGAGCATGACCCGTCAGATTCTGGCTGTGGTCCCGTTCATGAGTCACCTCCTCCCCGGTGAGGATGACATTGACAATGCTTTGGCATTCAACTCTGGCGCTCGCGTTCAGGTTGGTCAGGACAAGTCAATCTCAGCTGCGGGCATTATGTCCCAGATCGTCGGTAAGCACGCCGACTACATTATCGGTGATGACCTCGAGGTTCGTGGTAACTGTGATACACAAGAGGCCCGCGACAAGTTGCTGGGCCGTATCCACGAGTTCGAATCTATCCGTAACAAGGGTGGCCGCGTTGTCTTCCTAGGCACGCCCCACACCCGAGACTCTAACTACAACAAGCTGGCCATCACTGGCTACCCCTTCGTCAAGTTCCCTGCTAGGTTCCCCGACCCGACCATCCCGTCGCGTATGGAGAACATTGCCCCATGGATTATGGAGCGCATGGAAGAGATGGGGGCAGACGCTGACGACGCCACGCAACCAGAGCGTTTCGATAACGAGATGCTCAACGGTCGCTTGGCTAAGATCGGCCCAGCTAACTTCGCCCTGCAGTTCCTCCTCGACACCTCGCTGTCGGATGAGGAGAAGTTCCCAATCAAACTGCGGGATATTATCTGTACTGATGTTGGCTTGGATTCCC